CTGGTTCTGCTGCGACCGCATGTTGTAGTAGGTGCCGATGGCGCTCGTCGCCGCCCCGAACACCGATGCGATCTGCCCGCCGATGGTCAGACCTTCGGCGAGTTGACTGCCAAGCGTGAAGCGTTCGCCAACGGTCGGCACGTCACCTGGCGTCAGCATGGTCGGCGAGCCGTCATAGGGGCGTTGCAGCAGGAATGGGATGTTGTATTCCGCCATTGTCAGTCTCCAAGTACGACCTCAAGCGTAAGTCCAACCACCGACAGGGGTAGCGGGTCGGCCTGACGCAAATACACCTGTCCGCCGGCGCGCCACGCTGGCTTGAGATCAACGTCGATCTCGTCGCTCTTGAGGCTCGGCGGCGTGCCGTACGGTTCCGTCGTGCGCTGCTTGGCCTCCACGAGTCGATCAGCCGTAGGCCCGATGAAGATGCCGCTCGACTTGAACACGCGGATGTACGCCTTGTTGATGTTCTTGTACCGACCCTGTCCATAGCCGTCCAGACTCATCACCGCCGGCAGGGTCTGTAGATCGCTCTCGTAGGGCAGGCCGACGTGGATGACCACCGCAGCCCGGTCGATGGTCACAGACCCGCTAGAAACAGTCTCCTGGGGCTGCACGGCACCGTCAGCGAGGATGCTGACCGTCTTGCCCTCAAGGTGGCTCAGGCCGCTCACTGTGTCACGGGCAAAGCCCCAGACCGTTGTAGCCGTGTTACGCAGGGCAACAGGCAGCGTGACGTCCACACGAGCCGTCGCTACTGTCGTGCTGCTCGTGCCGATGATGCGCAGGCGGTACTTGTTGCCAGCCGCGTCCGTCAACACGATGGCGTCATTGATGTCCGTAGGCGGCGTGACCGAGGACGGGAACTGGAAGATGGCGCTGCTCGCTGTAATCGTCAGCACATCAGACGGACCCCAAGTGGTGCCGCCGCTGATAGTTACGGTAGTCGCGGTCGTGTTGTTGCCGTCGTAAGTCAGGCCACAGTCCACGAAGAACGCCTGCGTCAGATCGCTGAACTCCCTGCTAGCCATGCGCTCAACGTAACGAACGGTGTTGCCGTTGATCGTACGCTTGACGATCACGTACAGCCGATCCTCAACACCCTCGGCAACCGCCGTGCAGCTTTCAAACGTGCCATCGGTTTCGTGTTGATGCCATGCGCCAATTTGCTGCTCTGGGATGTATGTCAACCCAAGCATCTTTCCAGTGCTACTGATGAACCACAGGATTGGCTGCGGCGACTTGCTGTAGCACATGTCCGTGATTTCATAGTTGTCAAAGAGGTGCGCGGATCGGATTGACAAATCTCCAGTCACGAACCCGCTCGCTTGCCAGGAGTAACCAAGTTCGCGCACGTGGCCGCCACGGGCAGCGCAGTACACAACCGTGTTGTTGACGATTGATGGCTGTACGTTGTTTGCTCCGATATACGACTGGGGGCGAACAGAGATGGTTGTCGGAGTGATGACATCGCTGTTTACTGGCGAAACGCGCCATTCTGCGGCGCTCGTCAACAACAGCAATTGCGTCAGCGGAACGATGTGCCTGACCGTATTCGCTTCTCGCGCAGCAACCCGGAAACGAATGCGGTCCGTGTCTTGCAACGGAATGCTGTAAGCCATTTGGCTTTCAGTTCCGCTCTTGGTCATCCATAGCGTTTGCGGTTCAACATTCGTTCCACTGAAACAGCGGCGCTGCTCAAAGTACGAAACCGCACCTGGGTAGTTGCCTGAACTTGCAAATACGTTCTCGTACTCCGGCGGAGTAATGCTCATGTCTGGAGCAATGTTGTCATCAACAATGCTCGTCGTAGTGGTTTGACCGATGAAACCAAACAGCCCACCTTGCAACTTGTAGACGTTGTATCGAATCGCTCCCGATACAGCTGACCACGAGATTGTGGTGTAGTAACCGGCAGAACCGAAGTTTCCGTTGATCGTTGCCGATGTGCTTCTGCTTGATTCTCCAAAGTCATCGGAAGTCACTGCCGTCACGCAATAGGTGTAGTCATAACCAGATGCCACAGTGCTCTCTGTGACAGTCACGCCTGTTGGTGCGGTGAGAGGCGACCCAAAGTTGATCGTTGACAACGTCCACTTAGTTGCCGAAATGCGTCGCAGTTCTCTCGGTGCATAGTTCGGATGCACGAGCGTCAGAACGTCCGCTGACTGAACGTAGTGAATGGTCGGAATGTCCGCCTCAAGGTACGGAGTCGGGATCTCGTACGACGATGATGGCAGCGGATACCAGTACGTGGCGTTCGGCGGCGCGTTGCCAGTCGTGGCAGCGATGCAGTAGTAGTTAGTCCCGCCACTGGACACAAGATCGCCAATGACATATGAGGTGGCTCCGTTATACGCAGCAGGGCTACCAGCCTGCAGCGTCGCACCCTGCGTATGGAAACGCATGTACTGATCGCCAACCTCAATCACCATCGTCTGTGTTGTGCTGTAGGTGAATGGGATCAACCGAGTTTGCTTGGTGCTGTCCTTGACCTGCGCCACAAACTGCGTACCTGGTCGATTTTCAGCTGGCCCCTGTGGCAACGCGATGAAGTTCAGCATCTTGGCAGCGCCAGTCTGAAACTTCACGTCATCAATGCGTCCAAACATCTCTGGAGAAACTTCACCGCCAGCGAACGAGCGGCTGTAAATCCGTGTGCTTGGCATGGTTTAGCGTCCGGCAATCCAGCTAGTGATGTGTTCCGGCTTGATGTTGCGTTGGTTGGCGTCGCTCATTCGGGCTTGCTGCAGATAGCCGACCATCATCTGCGTCTGTCGCTTGCCCTCGGATGCGCCCTGATCGCCCTTGATGACCGGGCCTGCCAACATCGCTGCGAGGTGGTGCGACAGAGCCATGACGAACAGCGGGTCGAACTTGGTCGGGTCGGTGATGAGCGCCTGGTAGCGCAGCAGTGCGTTCTGCTGGTCGGTGTACAGCACCTTGTTGCCGTTCGTGTCAGTCTCGATGCTGTAGGGCTGCGGCACATAGCGCCCCGCTGCCACGAGCGGCGCGTAGTTATGCAGGAAGTCGGGATTGTCGCTCGGCGTGAACTTGGCCGAGTAATCGTTCTCGGCGTCATGCGGCAGCACACTGACAGCGACCATCATGTCGCCAGGTACCGCGTACGCATACTTCCACATAGTGTACGGCATCGTCACCGACGCGAGCAGAGCGCGACGGCTAGCGAAGTTCCAGTTGTGCATCTGGAGCAGGCTGTCACGCGCAATGGGGTAGAACCGTGCGCAGTGTTCAGCCTGTGCAGACCCCTCCGGCGGGTCAATGCTGGCGATGCTTGCGTCATCGCCGAGGTGCGCGAGGGCTAGATTGCAAATCTCTACGACGCTTGCCAAGGCGACCTCCTAGTCATAGAGGGGCGCCGGGTTGTGAGTCCGACGCCCCTCTGTTTCATCTAGCTGACATCAATCGTCGCTCTGGAGTTCCCGAGCCGGGCGACCGCGGCGGCGGACCACCGGGGCAACTTCGGGTTCGGGTTCTTCCTGCACAGCCGGCTTGTCGATGTACTCAAGGTTGCCGTTGTGAGGACCGTTGTACTCAAAGACTTCGCCCTCCTTGCGGAGACCGTTGTCAACGAAGCAAACGACCTTTGCGCGAACTCGTGCCATGTCAGTTCCTCATCAGGTGACGCTGAAGCCGCTGGCGTAGAACTTGCGACCGTCCTGGATGTCCTTCACGATCTGGGCGAGAATCGAGCCAGTCGAAGGAGCGGTGCCAGTGACATCGTAGCGAGCAGCCAGGTAACGCTCGCCGAGGCTTGCAACCTGCGGCGGAATGCGCACCACGTACTGCTTGCCGGCAGTCAGATTGGCGAGCACAACGGCACCCGTCGAAGCGATTGCGGTGGGCGACGACATCGAATCGTTGTCGTCGGTCACAATCTCCATCGTCAGGCTGGTCAGGTTGTTGAACGCCGTAACGACGGTGAAGACCATATACAGATCTTCGCCTTCGCCGATGTCACGGGCAGTGCCGAGGTCGATCACGTTGGTGCTGACGGCGTCAGCGGTGATCGCCTGTCCACTGATGGCGGAGACGGGGTTGTTAGCCCCGGACACGGTGAGGAGAACGTCGGTAATCATTGTGTTGGTTCCTTTCTGTCGGTCCTATCAGGACACGACTGCTTCGGTGTTGACGATGGAGTCCACGCGACGGAGCGGGACGCCCTGGAACGACAGGTAGCTCGACGGGGTGCCGAACTGCGACAGACCTTCGTTGACCTTGAGCACGTACTGCGACTTGTCAAGGGCAGCGATGGCGAGACCCGAGTGAACGGTGCGGTTCATGTAGAACGCCGCACGACCCATCGACATGTTGGGGATGCGGTACAGGGCGCGGCTCATCAGCTTGATGAGAGCGGTAGCAGCCGAAGCAGCCTGCGTGGTGGTCTGCGCAATCAGGTCATCGGTGTCGATGTTGGCGATACGCACGACGTAGCGCCAGTCCTTGACCACCAGACCGTTCTTCCACTGGTAGCGGGTGGCATACGCCTGGAGACGGCTGCCATCGCTGTTGTAGACGGTCTGTTCGCCAAGGTCTTCGTGCATGAGGCCCGCGCTGCTGCCCTTGGGGAAGGGGCAGTACACGGTGTTGTCGCCCCACACCACGAGGTACACCGAGGTGTTGCTGGTGGCATCGGAGCCGCCAGCGCTGATGATGTTCTGCGCGTTGTTCGGCGAACCAGCACCGATGTCCGAGTAACGCGGCGCGAGGCCGAGGAACTGCTTCGGGTCGGTGGCGGGGTTGCCGTAGAACAGCGTGGTCGCCATCGTCTGGTTCATGGCCTCAAGGAAAGCCACGTCCTCAGACAGACGGAACTGAGCGGTGTTGCCGTTCAGCATCGCCAGATCCTTGTCCACTTCGCTGCGAGCTTCCAGCATGCCGCAGGCCTCATCAACCTGAGCCGTGGTGCTCTTGCTGTTGGGGATGCCCTGGTTCAGCGCACGCCAGTAGACGGTGGGCAGACCAGTGCGGATCACGACGCGGTCGCCGGTGGGCAGGTTGCCCTCCTTGAAGACGCAGTCCTCAAGGATTTCGTTCGACTGCGAAAGGAGTTCCGCGATGACCGGAACGCGGCCATCTGGATCGGTGCGCTTCGCCCAGTCGGCGAGCGTCAGGTTCGACGTAGAGAGAGTTGCCATGTGTCAGATTCCTTGTGTAAGGGGTTACGAGTAGAGAGCATTCGCCGCATCGTCAAACGT